CGAGGCGATGCAGCTCCGCGCCGGCGACACGGTGATGATCACCAACGCCAAGCTCGGTTGGACGGCGAAAGTCTTCGAGGTGATGGAGTGGCATTTTATCACTGACGGGAACCCGCCACAGCTCGCCGTCGAGATGACGCTGCGCGAGACGGATTCCGCGGTTTACGATTGGACGGTCGCCGACGAAATCGCGGTGGCAACGGCGCCGAATACGACGCTGCCGGATCCCTACACACTCTCGGCGCCGACGAATCTCACTCTCACGGCCGACGGCACGACGCAACTGATTCAGCTCGACGGCACGGCGCTTCCTCGAATCAAGGTTTCGTGGACCGCGCCGAGCGACGAGTTCATTCAGTCCGGCGGCACGGTCGGTATCGAATCCAAGGAAAGCACTTCGACGACTTATCTCACTTGGTCGCGCGTGCCGGGCGACACGACCACGGATTACATTTCCTCGGACGTGAAGATCGGGCTGACCTACGACGTGCGCGTCTTCGGCGAATCCTATTTCAAGATTTCCACTAGCTATCTCACGGCGCAGACTGGCGTATCGAAAGACACGACCGCCCCGGCAACGCCAACCGGACTCACCGTCGCAGTCGGCACCGGCCGCGCCGTCTCACTCGACTGGAACGACAACACCGAGCCGGACTTTTCGGAATACGGCATTTATCGAAACACCACCGCGGTCACGCCCGCCAACGCGAACACGAACAAAGTCGCCGAGGTCCGCGCGTCGCGCTTCGTGGACACCGACGTCACGATCGGCACGACGTATTACTACTGGCTCAACGCCTACGACAGCGTGGAAAACGTTTCGGGCTTCACGAACTACGTCCAGGCGACGCCATCGGTTATTACCGCGGGGCCGATTGATCCGACTCCGCCTGATCAGCCGGCCGCACCGACGCTCATCAGCACCACGGTCTATCTCTCGACCGACGGCACGAGCTTCTCTCGCGTTTCGCTCACGGCTCCGCCGTTGCCAACTCGCGCGGTTGCGCTTGACGTGCTTTATCGACGCACGGGCGCGAGCGATTGGATCGTCGGAAACCAAATTGCGTCGGCGGTTTCCTACGCCGTCTCCATCGACGATCTCTCGGTCGGCGTTGCATATCAATTTGCGGCGCGCGGGATCTCGTTCTCGGGGGCGCTCTCGACGGTTTCGACGGCGCTTAGTCAGTCTGCGCCGAGCAACACGACGGCGCCGACGACACCATCGAGCGGGACGCTGTCCGGCGACGGCGTGAAGCCAAAATACCTCCCCGGCACGCAGGTCTTTCTTTTCGGAACCCGCGTTGGCTGGGCACCAAACACGCAGTCGGACTTCTCCTATTTCGAGGTGAAGGCAACTACCACAGATTCAGACGCAGCCACGGATTATTCGTGGACACCATACGACGGTGCGAACTTCACGGTCAGAACAACCGAGACTGAGACATTCCTCTACAGCGCAACGCTCGGCGCTGGGTGGGTTCGCGTGCGAGCTTTCAATCGAAGCGGAACCGCATCGGCGTGGCTTCGGATAGCAAACGCGAACGCCGTCGGGAACTCGTCAATCGGCTCCGGCAGTGTATCGAAATACAATTCCGACGACGTGAGCGTGACCGGAATCAAAACCGGTGCCGGCTCATCCACGCGCCAGGTCAATGTCGTCTACGAGGTCAACGAAGTGGTGACGCTGACGGGCGGAGGCACAAGCGAGAACGTGAACATCTCGCTGACGAATCGCGGATTCTCGACCAAGCCCGACGACGGTCTGGTCGTGGTCGAGGATGTTCTTTACCAAGGCTTCTACGACTCGCAGGCCGCTGGCTCGACCTCGACAAACGCTGTGGTCAAAATCTACCGCAACGACGGCGGGACGCTCGGCTCGGGCAACCTTCGGCTCTCGGCACGTTTCACGGATTACACCTAACATGGCCTTTCAAAAAACATTCACGCTCCGCTCTGGAGCGCAGGGGAACTACAGTCGTCTCATCACCTACCGCGTGGACCGGATGACGCGCGAGGCCGTGGGGCTGTTCTCGCTCTTCGTTGACTCGACGGCGGCGCACGCAGGCAAAGACCCGCTTACGCCGTGGATCGCGAAGCTCCGCGTTACGGGAGACGTGTTCGACACTTACTTTTCCAGCGCAGCACCGGACGCAAATGCGATGGCGAATTTCTACCGTGCCGCAAAAGCCGAGCCGATGATCTCGGACTTTGGCAGCGATCTGTTCTCGGATGCGCAGGACGTTTGATTTCGAGCCATGACCAAACCGCTCCGCTTCGTCGTCGCAAGCGACCCGCACGGCGACCAAGTGGACGCCGAGACCGAGTCCGCGCTGTTCGCTTTCATCGCAGACTTCCGCCCGCAGATCCGCGTGCACGCCGGTGACGCGTGGGACTTTCGCAACCTTCGGCGCGGCGCCTCGGACGACGAGAAAGCGCACAGTCTCGAGGACGACTGGCAGGCGGGCTCGGACTTCCTTCGCCGCTTTTTCGACGGCGGGAGCCAGAACCATTTTCTGCGCGGCAATCACGACGAGCGGCTCTGGCGATTCGCGGAGTCGGCCACCGGCTTGCTGCGCGACTACGCGCATGACGGCATCGCCCGCGTCGAGAAGCTCGTCGCAAAGTCGCGCGCGAAAATGCTGCCTTACGATTCGCGCCGCGGCGTGCTGAAGCTCGGAGACACGAACATCGTGCACGGCTACGCGGCGGGCATCGGCGCGGCGCGCAAACACGCGCTGGTCTATCGCCGCTCGCTGTTCGGGCACACGCACAACTGTGACGTGGCGGTCGCTGAGTCGTGCGACGGTGCGAGCGAGTCGCGCGGAATCGGTGCGTGCTGCAAGCTCGACATGGGTTACAACCAGCACCAGATCGGCAAACTGCGCCACCAAAACGGATGGTGCTACGGCCTACTTTTTTCCGATGGAACCACGCAAATTAACCACGCAAAAAAAATCGACGGCCGCTTCTGGGTCGCATCCGACTTCCGATCCGTCTGACCACGGATGGGCTGCGCTGCTCTCCTCCGAACTTAGTTCGCGCGGGAGACCCGCCGGCGATGGCTGGAAAACCGCCGGTGAACTTGTGCCGGTATTGGGAATCAAAATACACACAGCGCGGGAGAGGCTCAACGCGATGGTGAGCGAGGGAAAACTCGAGAGGGTGGAAGGCACGAACGAGCGAGGCGTCGCGTGCTTTTTCTACCGGCCGACGTCCGGCGCGTAGTTCACCCAAACATTTGACGCGCGCTAAGTCGCGCAAAGGCAACGACTTAGGAAAGTGACAGGACAAAATACGCGTTTGAGCTTTACGCGGGCGGGGCGTTTGGTTTGAGTGTGCACGTCGGAGGCAATCAACCCGAAGACCAAAACCAAAAATGACCAACACGATCCAGACCGGCCAAATCCTCAAAGCCCGCAGCGCGTGCGATCACGACTGCATCTTCTCGGTTGAGGTGATCGAGCGCAAAGGCTCTTTCGTTACCGTCAAGGCGCAGGGCAACGTCAGCCGCAAGAAAGTGATGACCGACGACCGCGGCGAATACGTTTACGCGATGGGCAAATACTCAATGGCTCCGATCTTCCGCGCATGACCTCCACCGCCGCACTCACCAACGCGCTCGTCCTCGCGATCCTCGCGCCGGACCAAGCGCGCGCAGACCGCGCAATCGCTCTCGCCGAAAGCATCGGCGCGGGCTGCACGTCCCGCCAGATCGCCACGGCGAAACGCAACGCAGCAAAGCTCGCCGCAAAATGAAAACCACAGCCATCCTCCTCGCTCTCGCGGCGACCGTGCAAGCGGCTCCGCCTGAGTCCTTCTTCCGCGCTCTGCACGTCGTCGAGACGAGCGGCCGCACCGGCCCAATCCTCGGCGACAACGGCCGCGCGCTCGGCCCGCTCCAGATTCACCGCGGCTACCACGCCGACGCTCGCATCGGCGGGGACTACGCTCGCTGCGCGGATCTCGATTACTCCCGCCGCGTCGTCACCGCCTACCTGCAACGCTACGCTCCGCAGGCATGGGCCGCGGGCGACGTGACGACGCTGGCTCGGATTCACAACGGCGGTCCACGCGGGGCGAGCAAGCAGGCGACCGTGGCCTACGGCAACAAGGTCGCGCGGCTCACCAAATAATTTCTGGGGCAACCGCCCCGCAACAACAACACAACAATGCAAAACGAAGATCAAAACCTCATCGACTGCGTGGAGACTCTCCGCGCGGCTACGGACGGGCGAACCGAAATCACGGTCAGCCGACGCGCGGCCTTTTATCCGCACACGGGCCAAGTGCTCGACTACAACATCTATTTCGGCGATGTCATGAGCCGCGGACCCTGGCGCTGGGAGTGCGCCACCGGAGCAACGCTCCAGCAGGCGCTCGAGGACGCGCTGACCAAGATCACCGCTCAAGGCGACGAGCGCAATCGCGAGCTGGCAAAGCTCAAGGAGAGCGCCGCCAAGCTCGGGCTGCAAGTCGTGGAGGTGACCAAATGAGTCGCCCGCGCACAGTCGAAACGGAGCAGATCCTGCGCGGCATTCTCGCCGGACTGACGCCGAAGGAAATCGCGTACAATCTCGGGCGCGCGGCGTGCACGGTCTCGAAAACCTTGGCGAACCACGGAATGCGCAAGCGATACGTCACCGAAACGGAATTTCGTCAGATCCTAAACCAACGCAAGGCCACCACATGACACTCGAACTCATCCACGCGGAACTCGTCCGCATCCGCGAAGCTCTCGAAGCTCGCCCATACGCCGCCGGCGCACCGACTCACAAAGCCGTTGCGACGCAGACCAAAACCGACGAGGTGCCGATGCCGACGGAGGTCGTGCCCAACGCGGGCGACGTCCAGGTCCATTTCGGCAAGAACAAAGGCGTCGCGCTCTCGACTCTCGGCGACCGCTCGGTCGCTTGGTATGCTC